GATCATTAATTTTTAGAGCTGCATCAGCAGCTTTATTAAATCCGCCAGCAATGGCTTGGGTTGAGGAAAATATGAGCGCGATTGCTGCATAGGAAAATTTCATTTTTATACCTTAGTGATTGCATTTATTGAATATTCTTAACATTTGAGATGCGAAATGACAAGACCAGACTGGGAGGCTATCGAATCGGCTTACCGGGCCGGGGTGATGTCTCTTCGAGAAATTGCATCGCAGCATGGCATTAGCGATACAGCGATCCGTAAGCGAGCAAAGAAAGAAGGATGGTCGCGAGACTTAGCTGCAAAGATTCAGGCTAAGGCCGATGACCTGGTTCGCAGGCGAGAGGTTCGCACAAAGGTTCGCACCGAAAATGCAACCTCAGAACGCGAACTTATTGAGGCCAACGCCGAGGTAATTGCCACGGTACGCATGGAACACCGAGGTGATATCCGTCGGGCGAGAACCCTGGCGAACGCGCTGTTCGATGAGCTTGAGGCTGAGTGCGCAGACGTTGAGGCTCTGCGTACGTTGGGCCAGATGATGCTGGATCCCGACGAGAACGGACGTGACAGGCTGAACGAGCTTTACCATGCCATCATCAGCATGCCGGAGCGAGTCAAGTCGATGAAGGCCCTGAGCGAGACACTGAAAAATCTCATTGGCCTCGAACGGCAGGCCTACAGCATGGACGAAGGCGAAAAAGATAAGGTCGTTGACGCACTGTCTGACCTGATGGATTCGCTCTCTCAGGGGGCGTAATGAAACCTGAGCACCTCAAGCTGCTGGCCGACAAAGACTGGCGGCTGAACAATCTCTACTGGATTACCGACAAAGAGGGAAAGCCAACGCGCTTCAGGATGACGCCTGAGCAACGGGAATACTTCGAGGGGATCCACACCCGCAACATCATCCTGAAAGCTCGGCAACTCGGCTTCACAACTGAGGTGTGCATCATCCAGCTCGACGCGGCCCTATTCGAGTCGGCGAAGTGTGCGCTAATTGCCCACACGCTGAATGACGCAAAGCGCCTGTTCCGAGAAAAGGTGAAGTACGCATACGACAAGCTGCCGGCAGAGATAAAGGCTGCCAACCCGGCGAGCAATGATTCGTCTGGTGAGCTCGTCTTTAAGAAGGGCGGATCGCTATACGTCAGCACGTCGTTTCGTGGCGGTACGCTGCGCTACCTGCACGTTTCCGAGTTCGGGAAGATATGCGCCAAGTATCCGGACAAAGCCCGTGAGATCGTCACTGGTGCGTTTGAGGCGGTATCGACTGGATGCTTCGCTACTATCGAGAGCACAGCCGAGGGCCGGGCGGGTTACTTCTTCGATTACTGCCAGACGGCAGAGAAAGCGTTGCTGCAGGGCAAGCCATTATCCGCGCTGGACTGGAAGTTTTTCTTCTTCTCCTGGTGGAAGAATCCGCAGTACGCAATCGACCCGGTGGAATCACTGCCGGTGCGCCTGCTTGAGTACTTCGCTGAAATGGCGGCGAAGCACGGCGTAGTCGTCAATGAGCGCCAGAAAGCCTGGTATTACGCCAAAGAGAAAACGCTCGGCGACGACATGAAGCGCGAATACCCGACCATTCCCGCCGAGGCGTTCCAGCAGTCGGTCGAGGGCGCGTATTACGCCAAACAGTTCCGATGGCTCTACACCAACAAGCGGATCGGCCAAATCCCTGATAACTCACACCTGCCGGTGCACACGTTCTGGGATATCGGCGTTGGCGACTCCACGGCGATCTGGTTCGTTCGCGAGGTTGGCGAAGAGTTCCACATCATCGACTACTACGAAAACTCCGGCGAGGGGCTTAGGCACTACATGAAGGTGCTGAAGGATAGGGGTTATGAGTACGGCGAGCACTGGGGGCCGCACGACATTGAGAACCGTGAATTCGGCGCTGATGCCAAATCGCGTAAAGAACTTGCGCAGGAAGGCTATGAAATCGACGGCCAGGTTTACTCGATGACCTTCAATGTTGTCCCCAAAACGGGTGTCGATACCGGCATTGAGTCGGTGCGTGAAATCCTCCCGTCCTGTGTCTTCGATGAGGAGAAATGTGCCGAGGGCATATCTCACCTCGAAGGCTATCGCAAGGAGTGGGACGACAAGCGCGGGTGCTGGAAAGATAAACCGCTTCATGACTTCACATCACACGGTGCTGACGGCTTCCGTTACTTTGCAGTAGCGAAGAACAATCACAAGCAGGTCGGCGCAGTATTCTTCTAAGGAGCTCATCAGTGAGTGAACAACAAGGCGAGGTTTCATTCCTCGTTAATGCCCTTGCTGATGCTATCGGGCGGCAGCGCATGCTGTACGCAGGCCAGCCGGGAAATACCAAACGCACGAAGTTGTGGGATGAGTTCGGCTATCCAAACAGTCTCGAATTCGACCGCTACTATCGGGCCTACGAGCGCAACGCGGTGGCGTTTGCCGCAGTTCATAAGCTTCTCGATTCGTGCTGGGTTGATAACCCGACGATCATCGACGGCGACGACGGAAAGGAGTCAACCGAGACAACGGACTGGGAGAAGTCAGCCACTAAGCTGCTGAAGAAGCACTGGCCGAAAATTAAGGATGCGGATCGCCGTAATCTCGTTGGCCGGTACTCGGCATTGCTCATTCAGTTCCGCGATGGCAGAGAATGGCACGAGCCGGTAGACCGAGCGAAGGTTAAATCCCTGCGAAATATCGGTAGCGGACCTATCGTTAAGCTAATCCCCGCGTGGGAATCGCAGATCAAGCCGGGTAACTTCGATACCGACACGCTTTCGGAAACGTACGGCCAGCCAGTTTCGTACAATTTCAACGAGCAGCCAGTTGGTGATGATGGTACGTACGGCCCGGTGCGCGGCGTTACCGTGCACCCAGAGAGAATCATCATCCTCTGCGAAGGCTCGGAAGACGAAAATATGCTGTCTGGTGTGCCATTCTTGCGCGCGGGCTACAACAAACTGCTCGACCTTGAAAAGGTATCTGGCGGTAGTGCCGAGGGGTTCCTGAAGAATGCCAGTCGCCAGCTCGGGATTGCGTTCGACAAAGAAACCAACATTGCGAACCTGTCAAAGCAAGCCACAGAATCTGGCTACAAAGACCTGGGCGAGGCGCTTAACGACAAAGTCGCCAAGATGAACCGTGGCACGGATGCGGCCCTGGTTATGCAGGCGGGCACGCCGTCTGTTCTCTCCGTTGCGGCGGCAGACCCATCCCCGACCTGGACAGTAGCCGCCAACGAGTTTGCATCTTCGATTCAGTGCCCGTTCACCATCTTGTTTGGTCAACAGACGGGTCGCCTTGCCTCCGATGAGGACAAAACAGACTGGGCGAAGCACTGTAATGGCCGCCGCTGGGGATTCCAGTCGACGATTGTAGAGAGCGTCCTTGAGCGCTTCTGGACAGTAGGCGTAATTGACCCACCATCATCCGGAGAGGTCACGCTGGCATGGTCTGATCTGCTCGCGCCGAGCGAAAAAGAGAAGATTGCCAACATGCAGGCAATGGCTGTCGTGGCGAAAGATACACAGCAGGCATACGGCACTCCGGCGGTGGATGAAAACGAAATCCGCGCAGTCGGTGAGCTGGAGCCTCGCAAGGTCGTGTCGCCACCTAACCCTGATGTAAAGCAAACCGATAAGGATCCGCTGACAGATGATGATGACAGCGCAAACCAGAATCGGGACGCCAATCGTACCTCGCAATAAAGCTGACCCGACGCAATCATCGCGGCAGGTCAGTCGGATGTTCAACGTTATCGAAGATCGGTATCTGAACATTAAGCGCAGGCTGAAAGCACTCTTTGACCAAAGGCTGACAGGACAGCAGCGAGAGGCGAACGCACGGCGGTCATGGATGATGTGCAACAACGAAGGTGCAGAGCCTTCGCTGTATCAGGTCAATGCCGGTAAGTTCATCTATGACATGACAGCTGCTGAACTGGCCGACCTGCTGCAGGTTGTGCAGTCGATTCTGGAAGATGAGCTTCTTGATGGTGGTAGTCAGAACCTCTGGGCAATGGATTACGTCATTGCGGAGTATGATCGCGGCACGCTAAGCGCCTTCACCAACCTGTCGGTGCAATCGCAGGTTTACGCCAGCCAGACGACGTTACAGCAGCTTTTAAGCAGCCCCGGTTATCTTAATCAGATATCGGCGGCCAGGCTGACAACGTTCAGTGACTGGAAGGTCATCAGCGACACCGCCAGAGGAGATCTGACCAACATCATCACTGATGCGGTAGCGCGCGGGGTGAATCCTCGCGAGACGGCCAGCGTCATCAGCAAGCGCCTCGATGTGTCGATGTCGAAGGCAAAGAACATCGCTCAGACTGAGCAGGTCGGCGCACTGCGGCAGGCACAATGGAATGAAACGGACTGGGCCGCTGACCGGCTGGGGCGGAATACCGGATTGCTGTGGCTGTCAGCGCTCAAGCCAACTACGCGAACCTGGCATGCCAGCCGTCACGGTAAGGTCTACACCACGGAAGAGGTGCGAGACTTCTACGCCGAGAACGGCAACCGGTACAACTGCTACTGCAGCCAGATTCCAGTGCTGCTCAACGACGACGGCAGCATCTTCAACGAAGGGCTGGCTGATAAGCTGAAGAAAGAGAGGAAAGCTTGGAAATCCGAGTTGGAGTGATATCATCATGTAAATGATAAAGTTGCTTAAAGGTGAGCAATGAGCAGTGTAACTCCGGCAGAAGTCGGTTCATTCTTTTTATCTCTGGTTGTTCCAATCACCACTGGGGTTGTGGCAGCAGGATTTACTGCATTTTTCGCTCTGAATCGATTTTACAAAGAAAAATGGTGGGAGAAGAAACATGCTGCGTACAATCAATTAATTGATAAATTATTTGAAATCAAAGCAATTTATTCCCACGCCTCAGATTTTTACGAGGCTGAATACAATGCTGGTATGTATGATAGGCCGCCGCCGAAAGGGTCTGTTGATTGGAATACATTCCATCAAATAAAAGCGCAACTCCATCGGTTTTATGTGCTCGCACCAATCTCTCTAAGCAATAATACAAGGGATTTGCTCAATAATTTCTTCAAGCAGGACGCTGATTCCGATCATAGTGTTTACGAAGAGGGTTACCCAGATTTTGTGGCATACAATGATATGACGATTGCGACCCAGCAACTTATTGATGCCATTGTCTTGGACGCTGAAAAAGAACTTAAATTTAAATAACCTCAGAACCCCTGAAGGTCGCTACGGCGGCCTTTTTTATTGCCAGATATCCAATAACGAGGACCCAGCATGAAACGCAACCGCGTTAACGTGCTGACCGTCGTCAACTCCGCTTCAAACATCACCACTGAAACCATCGACGGAAAGCCACACATCGTGGTTCGCGGCATCACGCCTGTCGTGGACGATATCGTGATGAACCGGAAGTTGTACCCGGCAGCAGAAATCGAAAAGGCCTACAACACGCTCGAGCGTAACCCGATGCCGCTGGGCCACCCGAAAGTGGACGGCAAGCATGTATCGGCGCGCGATGTCCGGGCGGTGAACGAGTATCACGTCGGGGCCTGGCTACAGAACGTCAGCCACAAAGACGGGAAGGTGATGGGCGACATGTACGTTAACCGCCAGTACGCCGAGTCGAGCGACAAGGGCAAGCGCCTGATCAACCGCCTGGATGAGATGCTGGCCGGCACCAACTCTGACCCGATTCACATCTCCACAGGACTGCTCTATTCCGGTATCGCCGCCAACGGCGAATCGAAGGGCAAGAAGTACAACGAGATCGCCACCAACATGATGTTTGACCATGTGGCGGTGCTGCTCGATGAGCCTGGCGCCGGTACGCCGGAAGAGGGCGTGGGCATTTTCGTTAACTCAGAAGGTGATGAGCAGCAGATTGAAGTTGCCCGCCTGGCTGATGGCATCGACTGCACCCGAGACGGCCTGCTCAACAAGACAAAATTTTTCTTCACCAACGCCTCTAACTTCTCATTCGACGATATCTCCCGCGCTATCAGCGACAAGCTGCGCGAGGGTGATACCGAAGATAAGTGGCTTTGGCCTGAAACGGTGTGGCCGGACAGCTTTATCTACCGCAATGACACCAAATACCTGAAGCAAAAGTACCTCATCGATGACGACGGCAAGGCCGTGTTCGTCGGCGAACCTGTAGAAGTCGTGCGCAAACCCACTGAGTACGAGATTAAAACCAACGGAGAGAACGATCCGATGAAAGAACTGATTATCAATGCGCTGCAAGCCGCTGGTAAGCCGACTGAAGGCAAGTCCGACGCCGAGCTGATGGACGCATACAACCAGATGAAGGCCGAAGAAGCCACCGCCAAGAAAAAAGGCGATGAAGAAATCGACCCGGAAACCGGTAAGCCCAAGAAAAAAGAGCAGGCCACCAATAACGAAGAGATGCCAGCGTGGGCGAAAACACTCGCCGATCGCGTGGACGTCGTTTTCAACAGCCTGAACGCGAACGCCGACAAAGAGAAAGGCGAAAAGCGCGCGGCTGTGAAGTTGGCGATGAACATGAGCGATGAAGAAGTCGCAGATCTGGACGGCAAGGCACTCGACGCCATGTATGCCAAGTGCCAGACCTCCTTCGGCCTGAACGGTGCGTTCCGCCAGGCTACTAACACCCAATCAGTCAGCGAAATGCCGGAGTAAAAAATGGCTAAAGACGGAAAGCATATTATCCACGCCGGCGGCGTGTTCCCTAATCCGCTGCTTAACCGCGAAGGCGGGGCGGCTGCATCGACTCTGCCTGGTACTGTTGGCTTCTTCAGTACTGCTGACAAGTTCACGGCCTCTGTGGTCGGGGCAGAATCCGCCATCAAGTATGTGGCAAACAAAGACTACCTGCGCTGCCTGAGTGTTGATGACGCAATCCCAGCCAATGAATTGGTTGTTGGTATTCATCCGCTGCCTGGCATGTTCCTAAATGTGCGAGCAGCAGCGGGCACTTACACCAAAGGCCAGCCGGTTGCAGTAGCCAACGGTCAGATCACTGCGGTTGTAGATGATGCCGCCGTATTCGCTTATGTCGAAGAAGATAAAGCAGTCACTGCGGTGGCGGGCGATCTGATTCGCGTTGTGTTCAAATAAGGAGCACTGAATGTTTGTATTCTCCAAGTCTATCGGCGAGAAGACCGGTAACCTCGCGGTAAACCAGGCGCAATGGCGCGCTCTCGAACTTGAGCGAAACGCCAGTGCTCAGGCAGCAGCTGATTTTCTGGCGCGCACTCAGTTCTGTGGCGATGCAGAAAACGCTCCTTATCTTGATGCGGTGAACGCAGTTGACGATATTCGTCGCCTGTATCGCGCTTTCGACACAACTGTTCTTCAGCAGTTCGAGCCGAATACCGAGTTCACTCTGCTGAACGATCTAATGCCGCTTTCTCGCTCCGTTCGAATCGAACAGTCTCGTTACGACTACGCTCGTACCGGTGGACGCGGCTGGGCTCACACTTCCATGTCCGGACAGGTCGGCGCGGCACTCGATGCTCGTAGCTATTCCTTCGATGGCACCATGGTGCCTATCCACGACTCGGGCTTTAAGTTCGAATGGCGTGATCCAATCTTCAACAGCCCGCAGGCATTGCAGTCGCAGGCTGATGCGCAGCGTGGTTCGGTTGAAGACGTTCAGCGTCGTTACGTTGACTACATCTTCAACGGCTTCCGCGATAAGGCTGGCAACTTCGCAGTATTCGACGGCCTGACCTGGAAAGGGCTGCGTGACGATGAGCGTGTAGCGCAGATCGACCTTGGCGCTTCCGGCCTTAACATCGACTTCACCTCTGATACCGCAACGTCTCAGGCTATCCGCGCCGGGGCAATCGCACTGCGTGATCAGATGCGTCGCGTAAACAACCAGTATGCAGAGCAAACCTGGTACGTATCCGGAGAAATCATCTCCAACCTGGAGCGCTATTTCTCCGACAACTTCCAGTCCGGAACGATCATGGATGAAATCCTGAAGCTGACCGGTGTTGCGGCGATTAAAGAAGACAGCCAGCTGTCAGGTAACGAAATCGTCATCGTGCCACTGGGCGCTGGCGTTATCGCTCCGATCGTCGGCCAGGCTATCGGTACCGTTGCCTCCCCCCGACCGGAGTACAACAGCGACTACATCTGGCGCACCTGGGGTGCAATGGGGCTGATGGTCAAGCAGGACATCAACAACAAATACTCCGTCATTCACGCATCAAGCTAAGGATAAATCATGGCACTGGTAGAAATCGTGGCAAGTAACCTGCACGCCGGTGCCAATCTCCGCAAACTGGAGGTTGGTTCGGTGGTGGATGTGGACGACGCAACGGCTGAGCGCTGGATCAGCGCTGGCAAGGCGAAGGAAACCGACAAGAAGAAAGGCGAGAAGCTTTCCTTCGAAGTGGAAACTCCGTCCGCGCAGAAGGCAGACCTGACTGGCCTGCAAAAGCAACTCGCCGACGCGCTGGAGCAAAACCAAAAGCTGATCGCCGATGGTGAAGCGAAGGACAAAGCTCACGCCGATGCGCTGGCAGCAGAAACAAAACGCGCCGACGAAGCCGAAGCCGCACTGGCAGAAGCAACCAAGAAGGCGAAATAACCATGGCGCTTCGTGAGTTCGATAACCCGTCTAAATCCCGCGACGAGCTGGATGAGCAAATCAAAGGTAAATAACCATGGTTAACCCAATCACGGCGGCAGATGTTCAGCAATTCCTCGGTGAATTGGGTTACTCAATCCCGGGCGCGCTGCTGGATCCGATTCTCTGCGTGGTGAACAAGATTATCCCGTGCCTAAATGGCGCGGGGTATGACGACTGCACCGCAAAGCTGATCCTGATGTATGCAGCTGCGTTGATGGCTACTTCGTCCGGTGCGCGGCGCATCAAATCGCAGGGTGCGCCGTCTGGCGCTTCCCGCTCGTTTGAGTATGGGGACGGCAGTATCACCTGGCTACGCAACTCCCTGTCTCAACTTGATACGAGTGGATGCACTGGAGAGTTGCCAATAAGCGCAGGCAATACTGTCGGCTTCTTTGATGTTGTGGGTGGCTGCTGATGACGTACAAATCAGTTAAGCACGGCATGCCACGTTCGTTTACCCGCGTATGGGTGATGACCGACACCGGGCGGGAGACTACCGGCTACGTGAAATCGGACGGCGAGTGGTTCATCAACTGCCCGCGCATCCGGGCGACTGGCGCGAAGGTGTTGAGGTGGAAAGAATGACAGAGCGAGTGAAGAAGGCGAGCGATAACCGTTTATCGTTCATGTGCCCCGGGTGCAGTAGTCGCCATGTGGTGCAGGTTGGCATTGGCAATGGTCCGCGATGGGGATGGAATGGAAGCGTTGATAAGCCGACGCTGACTCCAAGCGTTTTGGTTACTGGCTTCACGCCCAGCGATGACCCGGAGGAGTTTGGCGACGCCACGAAAGACAAGCCGTTTACCTGCCATTCATTTGTGACGGATGGGCAGATTCAATATCTGAATGACTGTACGCATAGCATGGCCGGTATGACGGTGCCGCTACCAGAGCTTTGAGGGGGAGAGATGTCTAGCGTTGTCATACACCGCCACGGCGACCATCTGGCGCAAGCTGGAAGGCAATGACGAATACGGCGACCCCCTGGGATATGCCGAACCTGAGCAAATCCTATGCGATTACGAGGGCGGGCTCAGTAAGAAGTTAGCCAGCCTGGGCGCCGAAATCGTCGTGAAAAATACCGTCTGGACGGAGTTCGCGCTGGCGGCCGCTGGTGATTACCTGCTGATTGGCATATCGACCGAAGCGGACCCGGTTGTAGCCGGTGCCGACGAGGTGCGGCAGGTTATCCGCTACGCCGACACATTCGAGCGCCTGGCGGATGATTACGCCATCCTGACGGGAGTGTAGCCATGGGCATCAAAGTGAAGGGCATCAGCCAGGCGAAGAAGCACCTGAACGATGTCATCAACGACGTGAAGGGGCGCAAGGTAATCCGCGCGTTGCAGTCGGCGATGATTCTGGGGGCGGCAAGAGCGGCGCTCTACACACCGATCGACACCTCAGCACTTTTAAATAGCCAGTTTCGCGAAATCGTAACTGACGGAGCAGTAATCACAGGCAGGGTGGGTTACTCGACCAACTATGCCGTTTATGTTCATGACCCGGCCAACCCACAGATTTTCCGTCGTTCAACTGCTAAAAAAGAATTCCTCACTGCTGGTTTTGAGGAAGAGCGCGGAGCTATTGATGATGTTGTTCGTAAGGAGCTCTCGCTATGACGCCCATGATGTACGAGCGGGTCCGAAACCTGTTCGTTAATGCAGGCCTAACGGCTGGCTTCACCGTTCAGCAACTGATGTACGACGACCCGAAAGACCTGTCGAAGGCGATTATGGTCTTCAGGCCAAACGGTGGGGCTAATATCCGTAATCAGCTTGGATCGGAGTATCACGTTCTGGTTGATGTCATCGGCGCGAAAGATAAGCGTAAGGCCGCACTGGATGCTGTTCAGCGTATCGTTGATTACGTCCAGGACAATCCAATCAGTGATAGCTGTGTCGGCCATATCGAGAATATGGGTGGCATCCCGCCGCCAGTATTAACCGAAGAGGGAAGGATCGTGTTTCGACTTCAATTCGCTTGCCTCTACGGGGAGTAAGCGCAATCAAATGGCTGCCGTTAGGTGGCCTTTTTCATTTCAAAGAGGTAAGTAACTATGCAAGGCTGCTCTACTGACAACAGTAAGCTATTTGGTCGTGCAGTTGTGTTAGAGGTGGCCTTGGGCTGCCCTGATGCCGTGCCACCTGAAAGCGAGCGCCAGGCTCTAATGGCTGGCACTTCAAAGGGTTTCGACTTCAGCCCAAACACTGTTACCAGCGATGCTGATGACACGAAGGGATACGTTGAAAATATCGTAACTAACTCGGATTTCACCATCAGCTTTGAAGGTGAGGTGCGTAAACGCGACAAGTTGG